AAAGCAATACTGCTTCTCAATGACCGTAAGGATGAACTCGAGACCGAGAAGCTTCCGGTTATAGAAGTAGTAAAGACCACATGGAAGTGCTATATTCCGGCGGTCGTGACTTGCAGTGCGTCCATTGCATGCTTGATTGGCGCAAGCTCCGTAAATCTCAAACGTAATGCAGCACTCGCAACGGCATACAAATTGTCCGAAACGGCCCTCGCCGAGTATCGAGATGCTGTGATAGAGACAATCGGAGAGAAGAAAGAGCGGGATGTACGAGACAAAGTCGCGGAGGATCGGGTCAAGAAGAATCCCGTAATGAAGAACGATGTGATCGTAACCGGGAATGGAACAACACTCTGCTATGATGCAATTAGCGGAAGATATTTTCAGTCCAATCTTCAGAAGATCGAGTCCGCAAAGAACAAAATCAACGAGCGTATGCTTTGCGAAAATTACGTCGCATTGAATGATTTTTACGAAGAGCTTGGCATGGAACCCACAAAGATTGGCGATGACCTCGGTTGGAACATCTTTGGGGACGGGCTTATCGACATTTCTTTCAGCTCGCAGCTTGCAGATGATGGGACACCGTGCCTTGTCATGGACTACAGTGTGGCACCGCGGTATAACTACTATAAGAGCTGATAATCCGCGAAAAAAACATATCGTATTATGAGGAATACCTACGTAACTTTTATATTCTGAAAGGAGAAATTAAAAATGAGCGAAATTAAGAACAATGGTAAGGTCGTCGAGATCGTCGAAGAGGCTAAGGAATCCAAGTTCAAGGTTGCTGTTTCCAAGATCGGAGAAGGTATTAAGAAGAATCGGAAGAAGATTATCGTGGCGGGTGTCGCGATTATCGGAGCCGGTGTCGGAATCTATCTGATCAAGAACAACCTGAACATGGACGTCGAGGTCCTTGACGATGTCGCGGACACGATCGATGTTTCTGACTGCGCTGAGGTTATTGCCGAAGCAGAGTAAGTGAACGGAGGTTCGAAAAGGGAGAGTACCTGTAACAGGGTGCTTTCCCTTTTGCCTTTTCGAAAGGAGTCATGTATGAATAAATATTCTTATGACGGCCCGGTCAAAGAATTTGATACTGTCGTTTCAAATCGCTGGACCGGATCTACGTACGCTGTCTCTGCTGAAAAAGCGAGAAGCAATCTGATTTATCAATACAAGAAAGCACGTGGAAAGACTGCCAGCACGAAGATTACCCTTCCTGGTAAGCTGACCATTGATATTTGAAGGGAGAAATTTATATGGAAGAGTATAAACCCAACTCTCATCGTTCTAAAGAAGAAGCGACCAATCCCAAGGACAAGAAAGTTGAGAAAGTCGTTCATGGAACTGTAAAAACTCGAAAGAAAAGTGGGCTTGAGAAAGCGAGGGGACTCTTTATCTCCGATGATGCTGCTAATCTCAAGTCTTATGTCGTCATGGACGTTTTGATCCCGGCGTTTAAGAAGGCAATCTCCGATATTGTTACGAATGGCATCGAGATGATCCTTTATGGCGAGACTGGCAGAACCAAGAGAAGCTCTCCTGCCGGAAGCGTTTCTTATCGAAACTTTTATGATCGTCGAGACGATGATCGCCGTCGGCTCAATTCTCCGGTAAGAACGGGATACAGTGTCGATGATATTGTTCTCGAATCTCGTGGTGAGGCGGAGGATGTCTTGTCTCGCATGGATGAGCTCATCGAAATGTATGGTGTCGTCAGCGTTGCAGATCTGTATGACCTGGTAGGTACGACTGGTAACTACACCGACAATAAATACGGCTGGACGAATATTCGTAACGCAGAACCTATCAGAGTTCGAGACGGATATTTGCTTAAGCTTCCGAAGCCGTTGCCGATTTAAGGAGGATAACTAATGGACTACAAGTTCAATTATCAGGCTGCCATTCAGCAGTTGAAAGACATGGCCATGATCGATCTTATGACTTCTTTGGCTCCGGACGATAAGACCAAGAAGCTTATTGGAGAGACCATGGCTATTTTTGTGAAGAACGGGATTCCAGTAGACATTGCGATGAAAATCGTAACCGAGCTGGGCGATATTTTTAGTAAGAAGGAGAATGAATAATGAAAGTCAATGATATTCTGAACGCCGCATCCCGCACTGTGCATCGTGTCGGGTTTAAGATCAAGAAGGCAAGTCCTGAGATTCTGGTCGTCGCCGGTATCGCAGGCGTTGTTACATCTACGGTTATGGCATGCAAGGCCACAACCAAGGCTGGCGAAATCCTCGATACTCACAATGATGACATGGATAAGATCCATCAGGCGTCCGAACTGGAAACCGCAGACTATACGCCCGAAGACATGAAGAAGGATACGGTCATTGTCTATACGCAGACTGCAGTTAAGTTTATCAAGCTGTATGGTCCTTCTGTACTGCTTGGTGCTGCTTCTATTGCATGCATCGTGTCTTCTCATAATATTCTGAAGAAGAGAAACATTGCTCTGGCTGCTGCCTATGCTGCGGTGGATAAGGGCTTCAAGGATTATCGCGGTCGTGTTGTTGAGCGCTTCGGCGAAGAGCTTGACAAAGAGCTTCGTTATAACATCAAGGCCAAGGAATTTGAGGAGACTACCGTTGACTCTAAGGGCAAGGAAAAGAAGGTAACGACGACCGTTCAGGTTGCTGATCCCAATATGACCAGCGAGTACGCCCGCTTCTTTGACGAGGCTTGCCGCGGTTGGACTAAAGATCCTGAGTACAATCTGATGTTCCTGAGACAGCAGCAGAATTGGGCGAATGAGCTTCTGAAGTCCAAGGGTCATCTGTTCCTCAATGAAGTTTATGACATGCTGGATATTCCTCGCACTAAGGCTGGCCAGATTGTTGGTTGGGTCTATGACGAGGAGCATCCTGTGGGCGACAACTTCATTGACTTTGGCATCTATCGCGCAAACATTGAGGAGGTTCGTAACTTTGTGAACGGGTACGAACGTACTATTCTTCTGGACTTCAATGTGGACGGTCCGATTCTCGATATGATTTGAATGCGAGGACTCGATGCCATAGGGTCTGGAAATATGTGGCAAGACATGATGGACTATCCGTGGCTCTTCAGCGTTTGATGGGCCACGGGTTTATATTTTGAAAGGAGTTTATGATGGTTATTGAATTTAAGACGGTGGCTAAGCTTGTTGGTATTGCGGTTGGTGCGGTTGCGGCCATGGTTGTCGCCGACAAGATCATCGACAAAGTTTACGATAAGAATCAGGTCGAGGACGCTTCCGAAACTTCAGAGACCGAGGTCTCCAAAGAGACGACCAAGTTCGTTACTCGCGCGGCGATTGCCCTCGCAACAATCGCGATTGTTGCAGATCGGGCGATTAGAATTGGCTTGGAGTTTGGCGCTGTTGCTGGCGCTGGAATCGCAACGCGAGGCAATATGACAACCGATCAACTGCTAGTCATTGTCAATGACGGAAAGGCCTTCCATTCGTTTATGAATGAGATTTGGAAGGTGGTGCGTGTCTAATGAGCTTTCAGGAGTGGAAAGAGAAAAATCCCAAGGCAGTCAAGATTATCAAAATCGTAGCAATTGTCGGCACGATCTCTATTTGCTATGTGTGCCATATAAAGGGAGTACGTATCGAGATCACCACTCAGAATTTCAGAGACATTCGCAACGCCGATATTGGCTATTCCGAAAATCTTAAAAACGCTGCTCTTGGAATCGAAGCGAGGAGTCTTGACGCATCGAAGACATGGGCTCGACGTGCAGCCATCATAGCTCCCTATGTCTAATAATGGGAGGTGACGCGTTATGACTGGACGAGAGTTGATCATTTATATTCTCGAGCACGGCCTGGAGAACAAGGAGTTGTTTGACGGTGGTATCATCTTGACAGATGAACAGAAAGCAACCGAGTTGAACACCGGCGTTGAGTCTGTCAGAGTTTTGTACAGACTCGGTACAGTTCCGGGCTTTAAAATCGGCAACTCTATATTTTTCTTGAGCGGCATGTAAGGGGTAAGTAATCAAACAGAGGGGAGCGATAACTCAATGAACAGATTTGAAACTGGTTTATCTGTCTTGGATTTCGCGTTGGAGACGAAGAGAAAGCGACATATTATTGGAGGGATTCTGATTAGTGCCGCTTTACTTTTCGGCGGTTTGGCATATACAGTCATAACGTTAAGATCAGAATCAGAAGGAGACGATGACGAAAATGGGAGATACCATGAATAAATTCTTTATTTTTGCAGTCGGTGCTGCGCTTGGTTCGCTTGTAACCTGGAAACTCGTAAAGGGTAAATACGAGCGCATTGCTCAGGAGGAGATTGACTCCGTTAAGGAGGTCTTCTACAGACGCGGCCAGACTGATATTTCTGCTGAAGCAGAAGATGATGCCGAAGAGGTAGAGGAGTCCGACGACGGTCCGACCGAAGAAGAAGTTTCCGAATACAAGGACATTATCAACAAACATGGATATTCTGCTGTGGAGGGAGTTGAAACTATGCACGATAAGCCTTATGTGATTGCCCCTGAAATCTTCGGGGATGACCCGGATTATGAAACGGTCAGTCTGACCTATTATGCAGATGGCGTTCTTACTGATGAGGATAACTGCATTATCGATCCGGGTGAAATTGAAGACATGATCGGTGAGGAGTCTCTGGATCATTTCGGTGAGTATGAGGACGACTCTGTCTTCGTACGAAATGAAGAGCGAATGATTGATTACGAGATTCTTGCCGTAACCAACAACTATGACGATTGAGGATAAGATCAAAAACTCATATTTTGAGTGGATGGTCGACCTTGTATGTGGAAACAGACTTTCAAAAGAGATTTCCTATAGGAAGTTATTGACTTTATTGCACACTATCGAGTTTCGATATTCCATCCAGAGAGATGAAAACCGAGCTAGAGACGGTGTTAACCTCCGATACAGGTACTCGTTTGTCAACGGTTATGATGATTTGTCTGAGTTTATTGATGGCCCATGCTCCGTGCTTGAAATGATGGTGTCGCTTGCAATCGAATGCGAGGACATTATGGATGATCCGGCATACGGAGACAGAACTGCTCAATGGTTTTGGGGAATGGTTACCAATCTTGGACTAGGCGATATGTACGACAAGAACTTTGATAAAAAAGAAGCTGTCGATCGGATTAACCGATTTCTCGATAGAGATTATTCGCCTGACGGTAAAGGAGGCCTATTTACCGCTAGGCATTCTCGTCGAGACATGCGCAGACTTGAGATCTGGTATCAGATGCAAGAATTCTTGAACGATATTGTGTGATATTTGAGTAAGGAGACAACATCTAATGCTTGATTTTCTGATGATTTCCACACGCAACAGTAAGCGTGGCGTGACGGAGATTTATCCTAAGTTCATTATAAAGAAGTCAAGCGACTTGATGATCCGAGGCGGAGACTTCTATGCCATTTGGGTTGAAGATCGCGGACTTTGGTCTACGGATGAGCAAGATGCATTAGATTTGATCGACCGAGAGCTCGATGCATATGCGGAGAAGAATAAAGATAAGTTCGATGGAATCCCTAAGATTCTACACATGTGGGATGCAGAGTCTCGTATGATTGGTTCTTGGCATCAGTATTGCCAAAAAGACATGCGAGACAACTTCCACATGCTTGATGAGAAACTTATATTTTCTAATGCCCCAACAAATAAAAAGGACTACGCAAGCAAACGGCTTAGCTACCCGCTTGAGCCTTGCGATATTCCGGCATATGAAAAACTGATTTCGACTCTATATTCTCCTGAGGAGAGGCGTAAGATCGAGTGGGCGATTGGGTCCATTGTGTCTGGCGATTCTAAAAAGATCCAAAAGTTCATGGTGATGTACGGAGCTGCCGGTACGGGTAAATCTACGATTCTTAATATCATCCAGCTGTTGTTTGAGGGTTATTACTCGGTGTTCGATGCGAAAGCATTGGGGTCGGCTAATAACTCTTTTGCTTTGGAAGCATTTAAGGCGAATCCTCTGGTGGCAATTCAGCACGATGGTGACCTGTCTAGAATTGAGGACAATACCCGACTTAACAGCCTCGTATCCCATGAACTTATGACCGTGAATGAGAAGTTTAAGACGACATATTCTAGTCGGTTTAAATGTTTCTTGTTCATGGGCACCAACAAGCCGGTTAAGATTACGGACGGTAAATCGGGCCTGATTCGAAGACTGATTGACGTTCATCCGACTGGCAATAAACTAAGCACTAGAGAATACAAAAGCGCCGTAAAACAAGTCGCGTTTGAACTCGGGGGAATTGCCTGCCATTGTAGAGACGTCTACTTGGCGGACCCCGGAGCATATGACGATTATATTCCTGTGGCAATGCTTGGTGCGTCAAATGATTTCTATAACTTTGTCATTGACTCGTACCATATTTTCAAAAGAGATAATGGTACTAGCCTGAAGGCTGCTTGGGAAATGTATAACAACTATTGCGAGGAAGCAAAAGTTGGTTATCCATATAACAAACGGAACTTCAAAGAGGAGCTTAAAAACTACTTCTGGGATTACAGTGAGCAATTTGTGACTGCTGAGGGCACGAGACTCAGATGTTATTATTCCGGATTCAGAACAGACAAGTTTGAGACAGAGCAGGAAGAAAGCAAAGCCGAGCAGGCTCAAATGTCTTGGATCAAGTTGGATGCTGCAGAATCTATATTTGATAAAGAATGTGCTGACTGCCCTGCTCAGTATGCAACTTCGAAAGGCACACCAAAGAAGGCATGGGCCGAAGTCGTTTCAACATTGTCTGAACTGAACACTCGAGAGCTTCACTATGTCAAAGTTCCAGAGAATCACATCGTCATCGACTTTGATATTCCAGATGAGAAAGGAGAGAAGTCGTTTGATCGCAATCTTGCTGCTGCTTCTGCTTGGCCTGCTACTTACGCTGAGCTTAGCAAAAGCGGTGCTGGCATACATCTGCATTATATTTACAGTGGCGATGTTAGCGCTCTTAATCGCGTGTATTCTGATCATGTAGAGATCAAAGTATTTACTGGCAAAAGTTCACTTAGAAGAAGGCTTACCAAATGCAACGATTTACCTATTGCAACGATTAGCTCTGGGCTGCCATTGAAAGGAGAAGATAAAGTGGTAAACTTCGAAGCTGTGAAGAATGAAAAGGGGCTTCGAACGCTAATAGAAAAGAATCTTAATAAGGAAGTTCATCCGGGGACTAAACCGAGTGTTGACTTCATCTATAAGATTTTGGATGATGCATACAAAAGCGGCTTGAACTACGATGTAACTGACCTCAAAAACTCGGTGTTTGCATTCGCAGCAGGGAGTACGCATCAAGCGGACTATTGCATCAAACTCGTAAATAAGATGCATTTTAAGTCCGACGACCCGTCTCCTAATGTTGAGAATGAGGAATCGCCGATTGTCTTCTACGACGTTGAGGTCTTCCCGAATCTTTTCTTGGTTAACTGGAAGGTCCAAGGCAAGGGCATGCCGGTCGTTCGAATGATCAATCCGAGTTCGTCTGAGATTGAAGAGCTTATGCGATGCAGACTTGTCGGCTTTAACTGTCGTCGGTACGATAATCATATTTTGTACGGACGACTGATCGGGTATGACAATGAGCAGTTGTACGAGCTGTCGCAAGCGATCGTTAACGGTGATAAGAAAGCATTTTTTGGAGAGGCATACAACGCATCGTATACGGATGTTTATGACTTCTGTACAAAGAAGCAATCCCTGAAAAAATGGGAAATTGAGCTGGGAATTCACCATCAAGAGCTTGGTCTTCCTTGGGACAAGCCGGTTCCGAAAGAAATGTGGACGAAAGTCGCCGAGTATTGTGACAACGATGTTATTGCAACTGAGGCGGTCTTTGATGCTCGCCAGGGTGACTTTGTGGCAAGAAAGATTCAGGTTGACCTGGTCAAGTTGCTGCATGGCGTTAACAGCGTGACAGTCAACGATACGACAAACGCACTGTCTACGAAGATTATATTTGGTGCCAATCGTAAACCTCAGGGCGTATTCAATTATCGAGATCTGTCCAAGCCGGTTAGTCCGGATCGATATGAAGAATACCGAGAGAAGTTTGGTCCTGAGTATATTTTCCGAGTTTTTGATGAACAAGGTCTGCCGCTTTATACAGACTTCAATCCTGGAGAGACATATCCTCCTGGATACAGTATTCTTCCGTTCTTTCCGGGGTATGAATTTGATCATGGTAAGTCCACATATTTGGACGAGGAGATCGGCGAAGGCGGAAGGGTATATTCTGAACCAGGGATGTATGGTGACGTATGGGACGGAGACGTTGCCTCCATGCATCCGCACAGTGCTATCTTTGAATGTGTCTTTGGTCCGGAATATACCAAGCGGTTTCAGGATATTGTGGACGCTCGTGTGGCAATCAAGCACAAGGACTTCGAGTCTGCTGCATTGATGCTGGACGGTGCACTGAAGCCTTATCTGACAGAAGAGCAGGCGGCCGATCTTGCTCAGGCACTGAAGATCGTCATCAATTCGATTTATGGCCTGACGAGTGCCGCATTTGAGAATCCATTCCGTGATCCTCGAAACAAGGATAATATCGTGGCAAAGCGCGGAGCTCTGTTTATGACTTTGCTCAAGCGAGAGGTTCAGAAGCAGGGCTACACCGTTGCTCATATTAAGACAGACTCCATCAAGATTCCCGATGCGACACAGTATATTATGGACTTTGTTATTAAGTTCGGCAAAGAGTATGGCTATAAGTTTGAGACAGAGGCCAACTTCGAAAAGTATTGCCTTGTAAATGATGCTGTGTATGTCGGTAAGTTCAAGGATGGCAAGCACGCTGGCGAATGGACCGCAACCGGTACTCAGTTCCAAGTTCCGTACGTATTCAAGAAACTCTTTAGCCATGAGCCTATTGAATTTGAAGATATGTGCGAGACGAAGGCTGTAAGTACGGCATTATATTTGGACATGAACGAGTCTCTCCCCGAAAATGAGCATAACTATCAGTTTATTGGAAAGATTGGTTTGTTCTGCCCGATTAAGCCCGGCCATGGCGGCGGTGAGCTGCTCCGTGAATCTAAGGACAAGGAAGGCAATATCAAGTATGCTTCTGCAACTGGTGCCAAGGGCTATCGCTGGCTGGAGTCTGAAATGATACGGACGCTTGAAAGGCAAAATGATATTGACCGGTCTTACTATGACAAGCTCGTCAACGATGCTATTGAAACGATCAGTAAGTACGGCGACTTCGAATGGTTTGCTTCGGACGATCCTTATATTTGTGATAAGGTGGACTGGCCGCCCGAGGAAAATCTGCCATGGTGCGACGAACCGGACATGTTCAAGGTTCGCTAAGTTTACAACTCCTATTATGAGTACAGAAAGGAGTGTTTACTATGGCACAAAACCAGATTATTCTTTATGGCATTGGTGGGATTGATACCCAATATGTTGCGATCGAATATCAGATCGTCGAGAACCGTCGGGGCCTGCCGATTAAGGCGCGAAGACGTTATCTTGTAGGAATTGCGGGGCTTATGATAGCCTGTAATCCTACGATTGAGCACGTTTACGCAGTCTTCAATCGAAAGGGCCTTGCGCAGGAGTATCGCGATTCGATATTCGACAGGAGCAACCCGGTAGAATCCCGCTACATATTCAAAGATACACTGGAAAGTGAAGGAGAACTCATTTTGTGAGCCGTTTAGAGGACTGAGGAAACTTGGTCCTCTATTCTTTTTAAATTTATATTTTCAAAGGAGATTAGTATTATGAATATCACCATTGCGCCTCGTGGCATCCTGCAGATTGACGACGCGAGAATCACTTACAAAAATTTTAAGGGTGAGGGCACCAAGTATAATCGAGCGGGTGACCGTAACTTTGCTCTGATCATTCCCGAAAAAGGAATGGCCGATGATCTGATCGAAAGAGGCTGGAATGTTCGAATCAAGCCTCCTCGGGACGAGGATGACGATCCGTTCATGTATCTGCCCGTTAAGGTAAAGTTCAACGATCGTGGTCCTAACTGCTATCTGGTCACCGGCAATCGTATGAACCGTCTGGATGAGGAGAGTATCGCTTGTCTGGACGACATTGATATTCTCAGCATCGATATGGACATTCGCCCTTATGATTGGGTTATTCAGGAAGGCACCCCCAATGAGAAATCCGGTCGTAGTGCATATCTTCAGAACATCAAGGTCACCCAGCGGATCACCGATCGATTCGCAAGGGAGTATGAGGATGGCTATCCCATCGAAGACTGATTCGCGAAAGTAACACGTTCCTTTATGAAAGGAGTGAACAATTATGAAATTCGTGGCCAATGTTGTCGGAACTATGATCGTTTACGTCGCTGCGGGTGCCGCTTGCATTATCGGGATGCAGGCCGGGACCAAGCTGTTCGACGAAAAGATCGGTCCTGCAATGGACAAGAAGCTTCATAAGAAGCACTAAGTCAAAGTGTAGAGCACTGAGGAAACTTGGTGCTCTATTCTTTTTGCGCCTATAGCTCAACGGCAGAGCGGCTGGCTCATAACCGGACGGTTCCGGGTTCGAATCCCCGTAGGCGCACCAAATAGGTCCCTGGGAGGGAAAATATC